CGAGCTGGAGGGCTGGCAGATCTTCAGGCGGCTGGGCCTGTCGCATGGCGCCCAGCTCGCCCAGTTGAGGTCCATGGGCCTGCTGGTGCGCTATCGTGACGGCCGGTATTGGGTTGACATACGTGACTTCGCCCGGTGGATAAGCCAGGAGTGCGACCGGCTGCGCCAACTCCCGCGCAACGAGCGGACGGTGCCGCCGGTGCAGTCGCAGGGGAGTCTGGGGTTCTGATGCGGTATCTGACCACGGGCGAGGCGGCGCGCTGGCTGGGCGTGACGGAACGACGGTTGCGGGAGTGGCGGCAGAACCGCGAGGGGCCGGCGTACGTGAAGTACGGGCCGCGCACCTACCGGTATTCGATGGCCGACCTGGAAGCGTTCAGGGACGAGCATGCCGAGCAGTAGGGGACGCCAGCGGGTACCGCCCGAGCTGAGCATGCAGGTGATCGCCCTGTGGGGCAACGACTGCTGGCTGGGCATGCCGGGGTGCACGCGCGTGTCGGACACGAGCGACCATATCGTGCCGGACAAGCTCGGCGGCCCCACGATCGTGTCGAACCTGCGGCGCGCGTGCCGTCACTGCAACTCGATGCGCCACGAGCGCGTCCTGTCCGGCTACGGCGCCCGCTATCACGCGGTCATCGGCCCGCCCAACGGGGGCAAGAGCACCTACGTGCGCGAGCACCAGCAGCCGGGCGACATCGTGGTGGACTTCGACGCGCTGGCGACCTGCATGCTGGCCGGATGGGACGACCAGCACAACCAGCCGCAATACGTGCGCGAGCTGGCCGTGGGCGCCTGGTACGGCGCGTACCGGCGCGCGGTGAGCGTGATCGAACCTGTGGACGTGTGGCTGGTGAAGACCCTGCCCGCCACGCCGCGCAGCCCCAGGCTGCTGGACGAGTGGGTGGCGTTGGACTACGACATCGTGGTGTGCGACCCTGGCAAGCCCGAGGTGATGCGCAGGCACGAACACACCAGGCGCGGCAGGCCGGCCGAACGCGGCATAGCCCAGTGGTACCGGACCGGCATCACCCAGCAGGCCGTGGACGTGAGGCTCAAGGCCCGACGGCATCGGCTCGCCGAGCTCGGCCTGGGCCACGCGGACATGCTCGACACACGCGAGTCGGCATCATCGCCTCCGGAGTCGTCGCGGCCGCGCTGGTGACCGATCGTTTTTTAAACGCCGGCCGGCTCCCCTGCCCCGCGCCTCACCGTTTTTCGTTCCCCACAACGCAAATAAAAAAGCCCGAAAACAGGGACGAAACCCACGATTCCGGACTGTAATCGACTTTATTCAGGGAATATACACCATCATCGTGATCGGAGTCAACCATGGGAACGTTGCCGGGATTGGACGACGCCGGACTGGTCAAGGGACCGCAGGAACAGGCGACCGAACGGTTCATCAGCGAGTTCAAGGAAGGCAAGCCGTCGAACTCGATGGCCGAGTTTTTGTACAGCTCGATGCTGAGCATCGCCAGGAACATCGACATGCAGAACGCGAAGGGCCGGGAGATCAGCCGCAACATGACCTCGCTGCTGGGCTACATCCAGCAGCTGTCCGTCATCTACCCGGACCAGGCGCAGACCGACGACGAGCTCGCCAGGCTCATGGAGGACATGGCCCGATGACCCGCAGGCCGACGCCGGATGTCAAACCACGCTACTGCACGCCCCGCAACCCCGACCGCAGGACGGACGGGCCGAGGGAGGCGCGCATCGCCGAGGCGTTGGGCACGCCGTTCCTGCCATGGCAGCGGCTGGTCAGCGACGTGTTCGGGGAGATCGACCCGGACACCGGCACCTACTGGTACGACACGCTGGTGCTGACCGTGCAACGCCAGGCCGGCAAGACCACCAGGGAACGCGCCTGCGAGACCCGGAACTCCTTGTGGGGGCCGAACCGGCGCGTCTGGTATCTCGCGCAGACCGGCAAGGACGCGAGCGAGCAGTTCCGCGAGTACACGACCCAGTTCAACAAGTCGCCGCTCGCCCCGTTGGCCCGCCAGGTCAGGTTGAGCAACGGCAGCATGTGCCTGACCCTGCGCAACGGTTCGACCATCCGCCCGGGCGGCACGACCGACAGCACCGGCCACGGCTTCCAGGGCGACAGCCTCACCCTTGACGAATGCTGGGCCCTGCCCGCGGACACCGCGAAGAGCATCCTCGACGGCTTCCTGCCGACCACGACCACGCGCATGAAGCTCACCGGCGTGCGCCCGCGCATCACGTTCTGCTCGACCGAGGGCACCGCGAAGAGCACGTTCTTCAACCCCAAGCTCGACGAACTCAGGGCTCGCATGGACGCCGGGGATGATCTGGGGCGCACCTGCTTCGTGGATTTCGGGATCCCGTTCGGCTCCGACCCGGAGGACCTGGACAACATCTGGAGCCACCATCCAGGCGCGGGATGGCTGTTCGATTTCGACCAGCTCAGGGACTTCCGCGACCAGTTCGGCGACGACGCGGCTGGCTGGGCGCGAGCGTTCGGCAACATCCGGGACACCGGCATCGTCGACCGCGCGATCGACGCCGCGTTGTGGGAGGACACCACCGGTCCGGTCATCGACCCGGCGTCTGCCGGACGGCTCTGTTTCGGCGTGGCGGTCGCGATGGGCGGCACCGGCACCGCGATCGCCGCGTGCATCGACACCGACGGGCCGCCGGTCGTGCAGGTCGTGGACGTGCTCCCAGGCATCGGCGACGCGCCACAACGGCTCCGCGAACTGCAGGACACCTACCATGCGCCCATCTGCATCGACCGGCGCGGCCCGTCCGCCGCATTGGCCGACGTGCTCGCCAACAGCATGGACGACTTCGACGCGCCCCGATACCAACTGGCCGACCTGAAACCCGCGGACGCGGTCACCGCCCCGCAGGCGTTCCTGAGCATGCTCGAACAGCACGCCGTCCTGCACGCACCAGACCGGCAGCTCGACCACGAGGCCGGCATCGCGGCCAAACGGATGAGCGGCGACGCGTGGCTGTGGAGCCGCAAACCCGAATCCAACGCGCCCACCGTCGAGGCCGCCACGCTCGCGTTGTGGGGCTACACGCACATGGACGACGACGCGCCGCCCCGCATCTGGTAGCCGCCGTTAATGTCACTTAACGCCGTTATTGACGCTTAACGCCGTTAATGTCGCTTATCGCCGTTACACGCCGTTACGGGCGCTTATCGCCGATAATTTTTGGCGCATGGCATGGTCGGGGCGCATCATGCCGGCATGGACATCAGACGAGCGCTCCGCAGCGCGTGGGCGGGCGTGAGACGCGCCGCCGCGCATGTGTCGAGCGTAGCGACCGCGCCGTTCCGGCGTCGCGCGACCCGTGACCCGCTCACGTTGAGCACCGTGTTCCGTGGCGTGCAGATCCTGCAGACCGCGATCGGCGGCCTACCGGTCCGTCAGATGCGCGATGGCGTCGAGGTGCGTCAGGACCGTATCATCGCCAGGCCGGATCCGAACTGCTGGCGTGCCACGTTCATCGCGGAGACCGTGATGGCGTTGGCGTTGAACGGCAACGCGTTCTGGCTCAAGCTCAAGGACATGGACGGGCACGTGGTCGGGTTGAGGAACCTGCCGCCCGAACTGGTGACCATCAGCGACGAGCGCGGCGACCCCGCGAACCCCGACCGACGATTCGGGTACATGGGACGCGAGTACACCGACGCCGACGTGATCCACCTGCCGTTCATGAAGGTGCCGGGCCGGTTGCGCGGCATCGGCCCGATACAGGCGTGCCGCGAGGAGATCGAGGGCGCGATGGACGCGAAGGACTACCGCAGCCGCTACTTCACCGAAGGCAGCCATCCGACCGGCATCATCAGCTACCCGAAGCAGCTGACCGGCGACGCGGCCAAGCAGCTCAAGGAGGACTTCAAGGCCAACGCGGACGACATCAAGGTGCTGCCGCAGGACCTCAAGTACACGCAATTGACGTTGAACCCGAAGGACGCGCAGTTCCTTGAGACCCAGCAGTTCGACACCACGCAGATCGCCCGCCTGCTCGGCATCCCCGCCTCCCTGATGATGAGCGCGGTCGAGGGCTCCAACCTGACCTATTCGAACATCGAACAGGAATGGATCCAGTTCGCGGACTTCACCCTGGAGGCGTACGCGCAACCCATCGAACTCGCGTTGGGCGAGGTCATCCCCCGCGGCAACGAAGTGATGCTCGACTGGGATTCGATGCGCCGCTCGGACACCAAGACCAAGGCCGAGACGTACGAGATACTCATCCGCTGCGGCGTGCTCACCGTCAACGAGGCGCGCGCCAAGGAGGGCATGGACCCGTTGCCGGAACCGTCCGGCCAGACAGAA